GTAGATACTTGAGCAAGGCACCCGTATCGTCCAACGAATTGTTGGGGATACGAGCATCAACTACGTACCCCTTGACTTGGGGTGAGTGTAGTTCCGGATGAATTCTTTGGGTTTCATACCCAAGGAACGAATGCCGGCCCTGCACGGGAGAGGATGGGGACACGACCGGGTAATGCTTAAGCATTCCCGAAAGGTACTCATCCAACCACCTCACCGTGCTCCAGTACCCAGCGAAATATAGCTGGTTACGGAGTGAAACGGTTGAGATAATTCCCGTAGCGTCCTGCCGTTGTGTAGGAAGCACTTGTCTGACTCGGACGATACTTACGTCCTCGCCAGCATAGTACTCCTTACCACAAGACTCTCTGAACCTTCCGGTCCAGAAAGACTTGGCCGAATTCACTTTAGTCCCGAAAGACTCAAGTGTTCGAACAACGGAGGATACATGTCTTACGGGGACAAGCAAATCATCCCCGTAGACGCGCACCGAATCCCTTAGATTTTTGACGTCTGAGGGCTTCAGTGGGCGGTTGAGCGACTGTTCGATCCCAAGGAAAATGAGGGTCGTAAAGACCATCGCTTCCATAGGAAAGCACAGTGCTGAACCCATAGACGCGAACTTGGCCAGGCGTTTAACGCCATGACCAGGCACATCAGCCTTCCGTGAACGACTAGCATCAATAGCCTCATGCAAATAAGGCCATTGAGCTGTCATTTCACGTACGAGCTGATTGGAGACACGATCGGACGCTTCCTCAAGATCAAGGGAAGCGAGTTCTCCCGAAAGGGAGCCCTCACGGGCCATTCGCTGATTAGGCGTTTGGTCCGTGAAACCGATGATGGTGTCCAAGTTGTCATCCTTGGACAGAGCATCGAGGACTACGCGAAGAACCCCCTGCTGTGCATATTGCATAGCTGTTGGTTCAATCGCAATAATCCTTGGTGTCTTCAGCGTTTTAGGGACAGGAATTACCCTTACGGGTACTTCCTGCTCGGGTTCGAGGATGCGCACGTCATCCAACTGGTCGTAGTAACGCCAGTTGGGGAGAAGGAACTCTCCCGAAGGAAAGATCCTCTCTAGACGCGAGGTCCAGACGCGCTGATTGTATTTCTTGTTTCCAAGAAGACGATCAGCAGTCACGCCTGGTCCATGCTTAGGGCGAATTTCCAGGTTATAGATCTTGCGATCTATTTCCGAGAAAGTACTCGCAAAAAGCATCGAAGACATTCTACGGAAATCAGCTAACATAGCTGGTGTCCGCATTATATCTCCGTCACGCACATCCTGCTCACACTTAACGAAAGCGGACATAGCAGCCCTAATCCTTGCATCGCTGCAAGGAAGGGCAATCTTGCTATAGATCAAAGTCAATTGTCTAATAGCAAGAATTGCATCTATATCCGGTTCGGTAAGCAACCGACCGCTGTTCCGGTCGAACACACGATCGAGGAAACCTCCGAGAAATCGGGGGAGACCTCCTTTATACTGGAAACCAGTATAAAGACGGCGATCGACCACTCCTTGGTCAAGACTTTTTTGGAAGTCTTTTCCAAATTGTGGTAGGGTAATCGTTAGAAACGACAACCCCTCATGTTCGACTCGACGATAGACAGTTTTAATGTCCATCGTGGCGCTAGTATCACACCTGCTAGCGGATTCCTCCGCTAGCTTAGACCAGAGCAACAATAGGCTTTTCAAAGCCCCTCCTTAAATAGAGGTGGTCTTTCCTAGCCTGTGTTGTCTCAGCGCATCACAACTGAAAGATTACTTTGATAAAGTAATCTACAGGTATGATGTTGGCCACAACTAGAGCGGTCATTATTCCAGCCAATACCACTTTGTAAGTGGGACATGGAAGAATAATGATCAAATTCCGCTCTTGTCCCCGAGTACCCTTTCGGGCACTTGGGAACTTGGATCGCTTACCGGCGCTAGGACTCACCACCAAGAATCTTGGTGATGAGCGCGTCGGTGCTGGCAGTAAACAGGGTCTTAAACCCATTGTAAACCGCCAGCGCTTCAGCGTTCGAATACCCCGCAACAGGAATATCGAAGACCATGTAGTTACTCATGGAAACCTTCGAGTTCTGTGTCGGGATGAACGGATCAGCAGTGATCTTGCTGTGGTCAAGCCGTAGAACTCGACGCGTACGACGCCCGTAGGCGTGGTTCGCCGAGAGCTTAACCAGGCCGTCAGCACTCGTGTAGTCACTACTCCCATTCCCCGTAGAAGTACGAGGAAGAGAGATCGTGGTACCCGAAATGGTGATGGACTGGGGGTCTGAGAACGCCACAGGCGTGCTCCTTATCTACCGGACTGTGTCCGGTGGTAGTTGACGTCAGTGTTCACACTGACTACCGCTTTCGTGTAATACCGATAGCGGCAGCTATGGCCTGTTAGATCGGTGACAAGCCGTCCCAACTAATGCCAAAACCAAAGGGGTTCGCTCCAGTTCTTATCTTGGTCTCAGTGACCAAGGTTAGGCTGGATGCAGGATACTTGCCGAAGAAACGGCCCGTATTCCGCATTGTATAGGTGTCAGTTGTAATGGTGTGTTCCATTACATACCCATACAACTGAACCAGACCATCGGTTGACCAACTGGAGATGTTTGAAATAACATCTCCCGTGTTGGAAAACCAATCTACGGCCCAGCTCCAGGGAGCAGCATTCCAGAGGGTTTCTGGCGTAAGTGATAAGCCGAAAACTTGATCGGCGTACAGGGCATACTTATCCAAAGTCGACCGGGAGTCGTATCCGGACGGCAGAGCATAAGTAAAAGCACCTGAATACCACTGACGACGGACCGTCTCACGGGTCCGCAATACTGGCCCTCGAGGCGTCGTGTCACCATCGAAGGGAACTACATCCGGGACCATATAGGCCAAGGATGTGTTGTCCCCTACATTGATGGTTTCAGACTCTCGATGTTCTGGAAAGTTGTAACGTCGACGAACAACCTTGCCTGCATCACGCTCGTACTGTTCAAGAACAGTCTTAGCGGATGAAACGGCTTTTGCGAATGACTTTACGTCACTCACAAGAGGTTGCCAACCGAACTCATAGTTCAAAAACTCTTCGCCCGCATTACGCGCGCGAATCGTTTTTGTCTCCCAAAGGGAGGCTCCAATAGGATTGGGTAAACCATCCCGTCGAAGTTCTAT